TGCCCTTATATTCTTTATCTACATCTTTATGAATAAAATCTTTAAAGACTCCATTATGAACGTCTGCAACTGCTCCACCAATGAATACTATCCAATTCAAAAGAGCATCAAGTGCTTCTTTATTAGGATGTACATTAAGAAAATCTTCAATCCAAGTTTTTGCTTTTGGACTAAACTGGTCATGCGACATAACCTTTTTTAAGTCGGCACCAGTTAACTTTAACCCTTGCATACCAACTATTACCCCAGCAGTTTCATACATTTGAGTTGAAATACTTGAATTTTCAGCACTAACTAATGAAGCAACATCAATTTCTTTTTCTTGAGGTAATTTTGCAACTGTTTCGTTGATGAATAAGTCCTGAATCCTATCCACATGGGGAGTGTGTGATTCTGTACGGGGGCGTAATTGCCGTACATAGTGATTGAGGTTAGACATTCAACTGCTCCATGTGTGTGTTATAATCTATTTATATAACATGGAACTTGATGAGTGTCAAGAAAAGAATGTTTCTAAACTACCTTGTTCCACCTTGTAGTTCAATAGCAGAAGCTCCTTGCGGTCTTTCTGATTCTCCATATAGTCTCCTACTGACCGCATAGTATAAGTCCAATCCAATTCTACTTGATCCCAATCATCAAATCGGTCTTTTACAGATTGGTCTGCGTTATAAGAAATCATACAATCCATTCCAGATTCATTGCATTGTTTAGCAAAGAGGTCATGGTCAAATCCCTGATGCATAGACCCACGTTTACCGTACAGATTGTTTGAATTCTGTTTTGTCAACTCGTAGGGCGGGTCCAGATATACGAAGGTATTATCAGATTTCTCCAACAATGCACTGTAGTCACCATTTGTTATCTTCCAATTGCGAATCAACTTTTGGAATGATACCAGTTTCATGATATTCCCTCTAGTGAAAGTCATATCATGAGATGATTCGGAAAATGTTCCTGTCTCTGTTAGACCACTGAAACTATTCTTGTTTGCATAATAGAACGCAACTGCTTTGTCAAAGTCACTACTCACATCATCATTGATAATTTCTTTCTGCTCACCAAGAATAGTCTTGGCTACATCACTATTAACACAACTGTCTTTGATTTCTAGAAGACGTTCAGACATTTCTGATCCACTACTCTGTAGTTGTGTCCAGAAGTTATAGAGTGCAGGATACAAATCGTTTACCCAGATTTTCATATCTGGATATCGCTTCGTTATCGCAATGGGAAATGAACCACCACCAAGGAAAGGTTCACGCCACTCCTCATAGTTTTCCATGTTTGGAAGATATTCGTATAGTAATTTTGTCCATTTAGATTTACCGCCGGGGTATCTAAGTGGTGTTGTTAATATTGGTGATCTCATCCAAAAAAGTCCTCTAAGCTGCCTTGTGTTCCATAACTATCGTCAATCAACCACCCGATTTTTTCTGAGATAAATCGAAGTGGTTCAACAAATGACTTAGTGAATTGTGTATCATAGTCGATTTTGTCTACAATGTCAAGTTCCTCTGGAAATTTTGTGATGAAAGAAAATGCAGACGCTTGATAAATGTTAGGTTCCTTCAAATGGACAAATCGGATTTTTTCCCCCTCGTTTATGAGAGGATATTTGTTTTCCAACTTGTTCTTCTGAATTAAATAGTTGTGTAGTATGCCACCCTTCGTATGATTGGGTGTCCCCTTCAGAAATAAACGATCTGTTCCACGAAACTTCTTCAACCCATTACAGGAACGAGGATATGCAATATCTTCTATTGGCAATGTCATAAACTCCTCACGGAAATCCTGTATAAAGGTATTCAGTTCTTTCTCATTTCCACTCATGATAATCTTGAGTGCTTCCTTCAACTTCTCACGGCACGGTGCAGGAGTAGATGACTTAACCGCCTCAATGCCCATGATCTTCAAGTGGGGTTCCTTGAACCTCACACCTTCCATATCATACACGTTTAGAATGTATCGTTTCTTTGCAGTCCACACACCTTTGTCAGCAATTGCTTCCCGGCCCATTACCATCTTCTGTTCGTATGCGTTGGTTACTTTGGCAAGGACTTGATAACTTTCATCAATAAAAAATTCCAGCTTCTCTTTTGCAATCTTATCCAAGAAGTTGACAATAGTGTTAGTGTCTGTTCCCTCTTTAAACACCTTACTAACCAACTTGTCAAAAGTGATATATACGCTGTCTGTATCCGAAGCAATAACGTAATCCACGTTCTTCGTTTCCAAGATTTTGTTAAGATAAATGTTGAGACTTTTCTCAATCCAACGAATAGACAATTGGCCAGATGTAGTAATTGCAGTGGCAACCAGCAGATCAAAATAACGAAACCAATTGTTCCCAATAGCACCATATGCACTGTTGAGAGAAATCTTCTTTGCCATTTGGATGTTGTTGTACCGGGCAATGTCTTTGAGTAGAGACTTCTTCCCAGTGTTTTCATACTCCTGTTGAGCGTCGAGCATAAGTCTTTTATATTTGACACGATCATTATACATACCTTCCATTAGTTCTGGCAGAAATCCACGAACATCCTTGCGAAAGAATGCACCGTTGGGAGTCATGCAATACTCTGTGTCGTTCTTGACTTCACCATCCAACATCTTATCTACCATACCCTCAACAAGTTTAGCGTCCTTGTTAACAAGCGTCTCAGGTGAAATGTTGTATTGCATGATAAGATGAGGATACAGAGAGTTCAAGTCAAATGACATAACCCACTTGTGCATACCCACCTGTGGGTCTTTCACATAAGCACCTTCAAACTTTTCCACCTTCTTGTGATCTTTCTTCTGAGGAATCACAAGGTTCCTCTCACGCAGATAGTTGTATATCAGAATGTCCCAATACCGTACAGTACCAAGCACATCAGTAAAGTTGACTTTTGCATCATACGCCATCGTCAGCGTAAGTTCCATCAATTTCAACTTGTCTTCCAGATTATCAACAATCTCCACATCTTGAATATTGTATTCGATGAACGACTGATAATCCTTAGTGTACCACTCACGAAATGTTTCAAATGGATTACCATCCTTGCGTTCACCTAGTTCGACAAACGCAATGTGGTCAAGAGTATATCTTTCCTGATTAGAGTATGTGAATTTACGATAGAGGTCCAGATAGTCAAGGGCAGCAATACCATCAAGAGTATATGCCTGATGATTGCGTCCCATTTTATACACTTCTCGACCAAACACGTTCTTCCACGGAGACAGACGTTTGACCTCTTCTTCATCGAATACGTTACGAATACGATTGACAAGATAAGGAATATCAAAGAACTCAGTGTTCCAGCCAGTCACGATATCAGGTGTGTGTTTTTCCCAGAACGATAGGAACTCTTTCAACAGATGTATTTCACTTTCACACTGCACATAGGTCACATCATCACGATCAGTAACAAAGTCACCGACACCCCAGACAACGATGCGTTTGGTCTGGTGATTCTTGAGAGTGATTGACAGCATAGGTTCTGCTGCATCTTCTGGTTTGGGGAAACCGTTCTCGCACTCCACCTCAATATCGATGGTGTACATGAGCATCTGGTTCAAGTCCCAATCAATCTGTTTAGGATACTCATCAGCAATCCAACAATAGGGATACTGTGTGTTACCGAACATAATGTCTTTTTGGTTCTCACGATCAGACACCCACTGTTTAGCTTCTTTGATTGAATCAAAATGGTGTGGTTTTACACTCTGACCATCCAGAGTTTTGTAGCCAGTCTCCTCACGGGTATTGACCAGATCGAACAGCGTAGGTTCATACTTAACTCTGCGAGTCATGCGTTCTCCATCCCTGACTTCACGGACAAGAATGGAGTTACCGTATTGCAATACGTTTGTGTAAAAGTTCATATAAAGACTATATCAGGTTTCCATAGATTTGTCAAGTAATTTTTTATTTAAAAACATAATCTTTTGAGGGATTTATTATTATATTTGCTTTAATTAAGAAATCTTTGTTCATAAGAAGTGTAGATTTACCTGACCTATCATCTACCGTAAAGGGTAAACCTTTATATAAAACCCCACCAAATTCTAAATCTAGTTTAATCTGTGGCCTCACTTCTTCGCCACTCCCTGTAATAGTATTATAGTCTCCCAGATAACTTGTGGTCAGAGTCTTACCATTCAGTTTAAGGGATAAAGTCTTACCACTAATATCATAAGAATCTGCGTGAATAACAGAGTTATCTGCTGAATTTCCTGTATCCATTGTTCCTACTAATTCTCCCAAAGTTTTATGTTTGAATTTTTCATGCACTCCACTAGTATCGGCACTTTTTGCCCATAAGTCACGATCTTTATAAAGATTCAAAATTTCTTTGGTGATACTACGGCCCTTACCTTTGATCAATGGTTTTGCAGCAGACTTCGAAAGTACTGCTTCAATACCCATCAAGCCGGGAGTAGAATTAACTTCGATAAAATAAGGACTTTCCTTATCTCTATTCTTTGCGGG